TATAAAGCTTTCGGTGTCACCTACCTGAGCCCTAAGAGAAGTAGGGCTTCTTCTCAAGACCTAAACAGTCTAAGTGGTGAGCGACCCCAGCGGCTTCTGGGGACTTAAAAGCTACAGAGATAGGGAGTCTAGGGGGACTACAAAGCTTAGTATCTTCTTAACACCTGCCCAAACCTATGGTTAGATTGTACCATATATTTTATCTTTTGTCAAGTAGTATTCATTTTTGTAGCTAAATTAAGAAATAGCTTGACATTTTTTAGTAGCTGTGCTATAATATATCAAAATTGAGGAGACTTAAATGGGTTTTATTTTTTCAAGTTCTGGGGCTGGTGGTGGCGGCTCAGCTCTTCAAGACTTTAAAGAATCCGTCCGAGTAGCTTCTATAGCTGATATTGACCTTAGTGTTGCAGCCGATCCCTCCCCAGTCGACGCGGTCACCTTGGCTGATGGCGACAGAATCCTTCTTAAAAATCAGATTGCCGGTGCCGAGAATGGCATCTATGTGGCTGTTACGGCGATAGATCCCACTAGTTGGGTCCGAGCTGCAGACTTTGACTCCAGCTCTGAAGTAACTGCCGGGACTGTAATCCCGGTGGCAGAGGGTGCCTCTAACGGCGACAAGGTGTATCTATTAAGCACCAATGACCCTATCGTACTTGACACTACCCCCTTAGCTTTTGTGCCTATTGGCTCCTCAACTGCCCCTGGTGGAGCTAACACCCAGATTCAATTTAATAATTCTGGTGATTTTGGTGGGGATGCAGATCTCTCCTGGGATAAGAACGGAAAAGTCTTAACAGTAGCGGGAATCAGTAGAGTCGGGGCGGGCTCTGCTGGTTCTCCCTCTCTGTCTTTCAGTGGCAGTCCGAATGTTGGACTCTATAACAGTGCAACGAACCAGATTGACTTCTCAACCGCGAGTACCCAGCGTTGGAAGATTACGGCAACGGGAAGGCTGCAGAATACGAATGCCAGTCTGCTCTACTCTAGCACAGCCACAGACCTTGCTGCTACAGGAAACCAGGGAACTTGGACCGGCATTCTTCAAGACCTGCATGTATCTCGTGGAAGTCACTCGGATGCTGCACGAACAACTCTCCACATTGTAGGCCACTTAGGTGACCTGACTGCGGGGGGTTCACCAAACGGCATGACCGCATCTCCCTCTGTCATGGATATGGATATTATCCTTGAGGGATCTCAAGGTTCTAAGGGTATTGACTACTTTGCGAGTGAGAATAGTGGCTTTGGGTATACGGCTTCGAGCGGACATATTGGCGCACGTTTCAGAGTAATTGTTAACTCAAGTGTTGCAAGCAGACAGCACATCGGGGTGGATGGTTTTATTGAATCAGGATCAGGAACCTCAGATAAAATAATTGGACTTCGCGGTCTAGCACGGAATGCCACAAACTCAATTGGCCTTCAAGGACTAGCAGCCCTGCAAGACCGAGCGAGTTCAAACTACATTGGGGTACTTGGGATTGCAGAGAATAACGGGGCTAGCGCGAGTGCAATCGCAGGCTTTTTTACCCTTAATTCCAGTCAGTCCTTTCCAGCGGCTACAAAGGCTGGGCTTATTGTAAATAACCACACAGTTGCTGCTGACATCGCTAAATTTCAAGACAATGGTACTGATGTGTTGCGAGTTCTTGATGGTGGTGCTATTGGAACAAATCAGACCTCAGCGGCTACAACCCCAGGCTCTGTAGTTGCTAAGATGCCCATCTATGATGCAGCGGGTGCTTTGGTTGGTTATATACCTGTTTACGATACTATTACCTAATACGGAGCTATAGATGGCCCGTGGTGGACAACGAGATTCTCGTGAAACTTTCTTCATTAATTCGCAGAGATTCAAGAATCTGGGGGAAACTCCTCAAGCCCCTCAACTTGGAACGCTCGAATTATACTTTCGTGAGAAAGTGCTTTATCGCCTTGAAGACAATGGGGTGGAAACGCCTATTGGCGGTTTTGGTTCTTCCGCTTCCCCTGGTTTTACTTGGGGTCGTTATGCTCAGGTTGATGCCACGGATAGCTCGCCGCATTCTCCCAATGGGGAGTATCTTCTTAATGATGGCGTACCCTCTAATAACAGTGGGCGTTTAGTACCATTTGTTCGCCCCATAATAAAGCGTGTTCTTTTGGTGAGACAAGATACCGGGGCAGAAGTAAAATTTAGAGTTCAAGAACATAATGGTGTTAACTATAAAGATTTAACCGAAGTTGGGATACCGGCAGGAGCTAGAACAGCAACACACAGTCTTTCCATAGTTGTCACGAGTGGTCGACAACTTGCAGTAAAAATAGTCGAAGGGTCGGCACTAAGGCCCATAGTTGGGGTTATCTTAGACGGCCTATATTAAAGTTTGGTCTATCACTTGTAACTGGAGCTACAATAGGTAGCTCTTGACGAAGATCTTAAAAAATACGACTGGGACAAGTATTCATCTGCCAACGGCAGGTGTAACACTTCCAGCCAGTAGCTCTCGAACCCTGGCAGTTGAAGAGTTTCTTCTGTGGGGTTCCGTGCAGGTAATCGCTGAGATTACTCCCCATATTAACAGTGAAGCTATCATTGTTAATGATGGGATTAATGATCTCACCCCATTTTATGGGCTACTGCACTTAGGATATACGGACTTTGCTTTCAATGTCCGCTTCCTCTCTGACCCCGAACGAGTCAACGGATTCGTATCCAAGACCGTACAAGAGGCCATTGAGGAGGCGGCGGGCGGGCTCGTAGTAGGCCTACCACCCGTCACCACGGTAGGGGCTGTAACGGTTGTTGCATACTCGCTAGCTCTGAGTGATAATACAACCTATATGGTAGACGCCCGCATCGTAGCAAGGCGCACGGATGTAGTGGGAGATACAGGAATCTTCCAAGAAGTAGTAAAAGCAAAGCGAGAGAGTGCTGGAGTAGCACAGCTACTTAGTGAGTTTCAAGCAGTAGCAACCCGAGATGATGTTGGAATGGAAGCTTTTTGGGACGTAACTGGAAATACTCTTCAGCTTAAGGTAACCGGCGTAGCTGGGAAAACCATTAAGTGGCAACCTAAAGTTGAGGTAGACTTTGTTTCCTAAGATTGCTGACATGGTGTTAGTAATCACTTTAACAACTGGAGTAATATAAATGGCTAAATTCGGTTTTGATGAACGTCGCCTCCTAAATATTAGTGAGGTCGAATTTGGAAATGATGTTGCAATCACGCCAGCTTCTGGTAGATTTGCACTTTATTTCGACGGTGGACTTTTAAAGCGGAAGAATGATGCTGGGTCTGTTGTTGTCTTTGTAGAAGACGGTATAAACCTCGCGGGTGCAGATGTAGTTTCTGCTACCAATCCGCAGTACAGTATCTTCACGACTAAGGATGCTAGCGGCAATGTAATGCAGTTCCGTAGCATTGGATCGTCTGATGGTACGATTAACATGGTCATGTCAGGAGACGTCATTGATTTGACCGTCGACCTGTCTGATATCAACGATGAACTCGACCACGGACTACTGCTTGGGTTGAGTGATGATGACCATGCCCAATACCTGCTGTTGGCGGGTAGGTCAGGTGGCCAGATTGCCAATGGTGGTACGGCTGCGTCTGATGATTTGGAGCTACGATCAACCTCTGACTCTACCAAAGGTATTGTTAAGATCGTTGATGGTTCTAAGTTCCAATTTGGGAAGCGGATTGAACTAGAAGCCACTTTGCAGACCTCCACGGCTGCTGCGGCTTCAATCCCTGGATCTTCTGTGGCACTGTCGGATAACCGAGTGTACAGCTACAAAGCTACGATTCTTGCTCGCCGCTCAAGCGGTGGAGAAGACCGAGCTATGTATGTCCTTCAAGGACTTTTCTATCGCGCTGGTACCGGAGCTGTACAGCAAGGCCCAACCAAACAAGAAGTTAAATTCGAGAGTACGGGCTCTTGGGATGCTAATCTTGTTGTGGCTGGCAATAACGTAGTTATCGATGTAAACGGAGAGGCCTCTGATACAGTTGAGTGGCTTGCTCAAGTTGAGTACGTCGAACTTGCAAGTGCATAATACAACTTTCCTAGTCTAAGCTACTAGGAACCTGGAGGAGAGGGGGCGGGCGTACCCTCTCCTCTGAGGGGCTTTTAAGGAGTATTGAGTGGGGAAGGCTGGCTTTGATGAAGATGCTCTAATCGAGATTGCTCGAATAGAGTATGATAATCAAGGAGCCGATCCCGCTACGCCTGTAGCTGGTCAAGTAGCTATCTATGTAAAGAATGACGACCCCTTTCGAAAGCTACCGTCCGGGGCAGTATTAGACCTAGCTACCACAAAAGTTAGTGCTGTGGACGCCGGGCGAGATTTCTTAGAGAACAAGATTCTAGCTGGGGCTGGAATTATAATAACTAAGAACAATCCCGCAGGCAACGAGAATCTGACACTTTCTCAAAAGCAGATTGCAGCCTCTTGCTATGGCGCGTCTTCTCCAGGTTGGGAAGCAGACGTAGGGATAACAGATGCAATTCCCTTTGACACTACAGCATTCCAAACTCAATCTGGTGTTCATACACCATCAAATATAGACAGTGGCACAGCCACAGGAACCCAAACGGCTACGACGCTCCAAGATACCACAAAGTCTTGGTCCGTTAATGGATATACCGACCATTTCCTTCGAATTATCGGGGGAACTGGGCAAGGACAGTGGCGACGAATTTTAAGTAATACAGCAGATGCATTAACGGTGGCTTCTTGGGCTACGGTGCCCGATAACACCTCAATGTATACGATATGGACCCCACAAACCTCTAGGCTTGTAGCTCCCATAGACGGAGTTTATTCAGTTACCATACATGCAGCTACTGAGTATGCGTCATTAGCTCTCGGAGTTTTTATCTATATTAATGGGAATTTTCACTCACTTAATTATGCGCACCAAGCTCAAAATATAGAATTAAATTCTGAACACTCCAGAATTCTTCAATTGAATGCTAATGATTATGTAGAAATGAAAGTTTACGTAGCAGGAACCGGGCCCACTAAAACGCTCTTTGCAGGCTCTGCCCGGCTATGGATGCAGATGCATCGGGTTTAATATGGCAATTTACGCACAGATTAAGGATAACACTGTTAAAAAGACTTTTGTGCTAAATGCCACCCCAGGCCCCGAATACTTAGTAGGTTATGATGAAGTTGTTCGAATCGACAATCTCTCTCCTGTCCCCGGAGTTTTCTGGACCTATCTTGGCGGGATCTTTCAAGATCCTTTTCATATTAGTACTAATCTTACTACTCAGAAAGCTTTTTATCTAGCAAATGGTGAGTTAGACTATGTTGAATACTTTGCATCAGCCGAGGCTCTAGCAAAGGATTGTAGACTTAAAATTAAGCTTAATTATGATGCAAATTTAAATCCAATAACCGAGACCTGGACTTCATACTCAGCCTTAGACGGGCAAACCCCGATCTCAACTCGGGTTATAACACATGTCTGGGCTGGTGATGATGTAGTTCAATCCGTAGAGACATAAATACAATGGATAGCTTAGTTAAACTTGTTCGTGGGATTCTGAGGCTAAGAGGCAGCACGGATAATACCCTTATCGGGAATGTGGGCGACCGGCTTAAGGTACAAGCAGCACTAGCCTCTAATACCGCCACGGTCCCTTCTTGGTCAAATACACTACGCTATGATGACATGCAGACGGCAACGGGGGGTGTGGCTCGTGAAACTCTTATTGCTACTGGTGCTGGCTGGACCCAAGTTTATCTGTATGGAGGCTCTGGCTTTCTCGCGGGCCTAATTTTGAATCTTGAGGACTTTACTGGCTGGGAGTTCCGCTTACTTGTGGACGGCTATATTATCTTTTCCTTTAAAGATTCTGACATTAAAAATGACAAGCTTTATGACGTAGATGATGTCACGGACGCAAATCAAGCTAGCTTGGGCCTCTCAAAGAGTTCCCATGACCGCTTTGTTTGGCACCCGCCCCTCTCCAGCCCCCTATACTACTCATCCAGTGTGTCTGTTCAGGTTAGGCGGCCAGTAGAAAATGCTAAAAAATTTCAATCAGGGCTAGTAATTTTAAGTAAAGAGACCTAATAATGCAACTTCATATTATTGAAACTGCTTGGGAGAAGTTAAAAACGTGTCATAATACCCATGGCAATAAGATTAGTTGGTCTGATTTAGGTTCAAAGTATACTGTACTTGTTGACCATGCACCCTTTCGCTATGTGTGCACGATAGAGAAAACAGATCCAAGATCTTCTGAGCAAATAGAGTTTGAAGATAGCTACAAAGATTAACTATGCACTATACCGAGAAATTTCAGAAGGCCATAGAGCCTGTAGCGGCTTTGTGGAATTCCGGTAAAAAGCAAGAGGCTAAAGTTGCGTTTCGAGATATAATGCTTGAAATCGGACATGAAGAACGAATACTTAATCTCTACCGCGTTCAAGATAAACTTTCAAAGTTAGCTTCTTTCTTTCACCCGAATAAGTCACAAGAGCAGTATCTTAAAACAAAAGTTTCTCGTAATATTATTCTTAAGTGCCGACAAGTCGGCTTTACAACCCTTAATTGTATAAGAGCTTTAGATTATGCCCTCTGGCAAGAAAATTACAGGACTGGCGTCTTATGCCACAAGTTGGCTACTGTTAAGACGATCTTTAATGATATCACTAAATTTTGCTACGATTGGTTTCTCCGTGATTGGGGTCACCTCTATAAGCCGGTGGAAAAAAGTGATTCTGCGAGTTCGCTTTCTTTTTCTTCTGATGGGCTGGGCCATCCGCTTAATTCCTCTATTTTGGTCCTCCATGACTTTCGCGGTAAGACAATCCATTTTTTACATGTGTCTGAGGCTGCTAGAATCGAGTCAGACCGGCTTATCGGTTCGCTTAATGGCGTCCCCGATAACGGAGAAATTACGCTCGAAAGCACCGCGTATGGGCGGGCTGGAGAATTTTACCGCCAATGGCAACTCTGGAAAAGCAAAGGAACTACTGCACCTTATAAAGGATTCTTCATCCCTTGGTATGAACACTACCCAGAAGACCTCCACAAGTGGGACTTCTCTGAAACTCCCCAGTGGGCCGGAAAAGAGTTGGATTTACTTAACACTTATCAAGGGAAAGTCACAAAAGCCCACCTCCTCTGGCGACGATTCTGCGTAGAGGCTAAGTGTGAAGGGAATGAAGAGACCTTTGAGAATGAGTACCCGACCAATGATATGGATTGCTTCCTAACCGGAGAAGCCTCTGTATTTCCTGGTACCATTCTTAAGATGCAGGACCGGAACACCCGAGATCCTGTATTTACTGGGTTTTTAATTTCTCTTGGGAATAAAATGGAAATCCATGATGACCCAAAAGGAATTGTTAGTATCTGGGAAGAGCCCAACCCCTCGCACACATATGTTATTGGGGCAGACCCTGCGGGTGGAGTTGGCCAGGATTTAGCTGCTGCTTATGTTAAGAATACGAAGACAAATAAACTTGTAGCTCGTATCCATGGGGATCTTATACCCGCAGACTTTGCACGAGAACTATATAAGCTTGCAAAGTTTTATAATAATGCTTGGGTTTGCGTAGAAGCAAACAACCACGGTCAAGTTGTTCTTCACGTGCTTAAAGAGATGAGATACATGAATCTATATAAGCGCCATGCAATTGATGAAGCAACGAGCAAGCCGACAAAGAAACTTGGTTTTATGACAACAAACCAGTCTAAGATTTTAATTACAGAGAAACTCAAGATGGCGGCCAAAGAAGGAAAAGTTATTATTCTGGATCGAGATCTTGTCTCTGAAATGTCAACCTTTGTCCAAATTACTGGTAAAACAGGAAACTCTATTCGGCGGGAAGCAGCCTCTGGATCACATGATGATTTAGTAATGGCTGCAGCTTTGACGGAAGAGATGCATAGCACCCGCAACGTAGAAGCACCTGATGAGCGAGTAGATGCTCCTAGTGAGATTATGGTAGATTCTGAGACGGGCTTTATCGTAGGAGAGTATTCTAATGTCTAATCAAGGGCACACGGAACCATTTGAGAAGGATGAGTTGCAAGAAGACTCTGGAGCACGAGATCGGCGTGCTGTTCGTATGGTGCGATCCTTTATGCGTCGTAGTCAAGAGTATCGTGAGCCCCATCTAGACTTAGCCCAAGAATCTCGTGAACTTTATGAAAACTGGAAAGCTTCAGGTCGTTCAATTATCCAGAGAGCTAATCTAAAACTTCCTTTTGGCTTTACAATCATTGAAACTCAGTTACCACAGCTTATGGATATCTTCTACCGTGGAGGTTCTCCTGTCCAATTTAGAGGACAAGACTTTCAGGATGCTCAGTGGGAAGATGCCATAACAGATTTTCATACTAGCCAGCTTGAAGAGATGGAATTTCAGAGTAAGTCTGCAGTATTTAAGAAGGCCTTACTTTTAGATGGTACAGCAATTGGTAAAGTACCATATCGTTATAAAGAGATTGAAACTCTTAGGCGGGTGCAGGATGCAGATCCTCTTACTGGAATGATTACTTCTAGCAAGCAACCTGCAATCGAAGTACTCTTTGATGGACCGGACTTTGAAGTGGTTCCAATTTATGACTTTTTTCCAGACTGGAGCGTTAAGAAGCCTGGGGACATTATCTCTATGCGAGGTTGCGTGCATCGCATGTATAAGACTTTGGCTTCGTTGAAGCAGAATACGCTATATAAGAACCTCAAAGAATTAGAAGCCAGCGTTACTATAAAGGGCTCAGATGCCTGGTCTACTCCTTACTATGCCGATGACTCTCATAAGCAAGAATTCGAGCGGCTGCAAGACAATAAAGAGGGCATGAAGGATGAGGGGCGGGTAGAGCTTTGGGAGTACTGGGGTCTCTTTGATCCTAAGAATACGGGCCAATTTGAAGAGTATTTAATTGTTATTGCAAACGGCGATGTGGTTATCCGGATTGAACCAAACTTTTATGATTACAAATTTAAACCTTTTGTTGCCTGTCCGAACTATGTTCGAGAGAACGAGTTCTATGGGATACCAGAGTTGGCTGCAGTTCGTTCGCTTATTAAAGAAGCTAACACCCTCAGAAATGCAAGACTTGACAATATTAATTTGTCTGTTAATCCTATGTGGATTGCTGATAGAGCAGCAGGAATAAACTCGAAGTCTTTATTCTCCCGGCCTAACGGGATTATCTGGACTAATGATATCAATGGCATTAAGCCCATGCAGCCTCTTGACCCTTCGTTGGGATCAAGAGAAGAGATGGGCTTTATCCAGCAGGATATTCAGAATGCAACGGCTCAGGTTAATGCAGCCCCAATTGCCTCTAGTTTAGGTAAGCAGTTTGGCCGTTCAGCGACGGGCGTGAACTTCATTCAGAGCTTTAGCTCCTCACGAATCGGCCTTAAGGCACGTCTACTAGCAGACTTGTTCTATAAGCGGGTAGCTTCGATTATGCTGATGACTAATCGGCAGTTCGTTACTGAAGACCAATGGGTGCGCGTATCAGACCCGAACTCACCTAACCCCTTTGCTCAGTTGCCACCGGATGCATTCTTTAGAAATTTTGATTTTACAGTGCAGACCTCTCTTGACACTGGCGGCCCTGAAGGCCAACTACAAAAGATGCAAGCAGTCTCACAGATTCTGCAGAGTATCGAAGCCTCTCAGCCTGGTACGATTAAAGGTGACGTGGTTTTAGAGGCCATGCTACGGCCCCTATTAGGTCGCCAAGTCAAGCGGTTCGTTCGTAGTGAAGACGAGCGTCAAGCCATTCAACAGCAGCAGCTAGCGGCCCAACAGGCCGTTAATATGGCTCAAGGACAGGCCGCCCCTCAACCCAACGCCCAAGTCGGATCGGGCTTAAATCAGCAGCCCGGAATAGATGCTCTTATGGCTCTTGGTTTAGGTGGAGGCCAATAATGCCTGTATTATATGAAAATGAAAAGGTTCGTGTATGGAATCCCACTACAGGGGAATTAGACGCCATAGAACCTAATGCTGAGGTAGATCAAGTAGTCTCTGAGGGTAGGTCGCTTGAAAGCATGAAGGGTAGTGAAGGCTGGAGAATTTTAGAGGCAATTCTTGCTACCTCTATAGAAGATTATAAACAAAAGCTTGCATATGAAGAAGATGTAAACCGGATTCGACGGCTTCAAGAAGCTGTCAAAGCTTACTCAAATGTCTTACTTTTTGTTGACTCAAAGATTGCCGAAGGGCGGGCTTTGATCGACAATAAACCAGACCCTTCTAATGAAGGATAATCAGGAGAGAACAGTGAGTCTAGTAAATCAAGACGAGCAAACCGCTGCACCGGCGGCCTCTGAAGAACAACAGACCCCAGCAGGTTCCGAGCAGGGACAATCTGATCAGGTGATGGAACAAACCTCTGATGAAGGCATTCCTCAGAAGTTCGTGGGCAAACCGGCAATGGAAGTAATCGAAGCTTACAAGAAGCTTGAGAGCGACCGAGGTCGAATGGCTAACGAGCTAGGAAGCATTCGGAAAGAGCGGGAGATGCTAGAGGCTAAGTATCGAGAGTTGGAGCGTTCTGTAATGCGCCATAACTCGATGCCAACTCAAGCCCCTCCAAATCAAGTAGCTTCACAGAGTGAGACTGACCCTCTCTCTGTTTTCGATGCTCAATTTGATGAAGACCCCAAAGCGGCTATTCGCGAAGCACTTCGCACACAGCAAGAAGGTTTTCAACAAAGGCAGCGCCAACTCTCACAGCAGCAGCTTGCAGCTGAGGCTCAGGAGTACTATTGGAAACAGAAGAAGGAAAATCAGGACTATGCTCGACGTGAGCCCTTGATGCAACAGCTGGTTAGTGAGTTCCAAGATGTGATCCGGCCTGAGTATCTTAACTCGGTTAAGGTTCTTAAGGCACTTGATTTAATGTCAAGGGGGGCAGATCTTGAGTTCTACACAAAGTCGGCTACGGAAAAGGCACAGAGGAATGGTTCCTCTGTCCGAGAAGAAAAACGACGCGCTCAGAGCGAGTCTGCTACTGGAGAAGGCGATATGCGGGTTTCCTTTGATAAGCTTTCTTTAGAAGATATGGCTAAAGCTTTGGGACGCTCAGATGATTAATTAACGGAGTAATAAATGGCGACCTCTACGACGACAACTAACTCCGCTAACTTGCATCTGTACTATGAGAAGAAACTTCTCGTTACTGCCGAGCCTCGTCTTGTATTCCAGCCTCTGGGTAAGCCCCAAAAGCTACCAAAAGGCATGGGCAAGCAGGTAAAGTGGTTACGGTACGCTGCAATTAGTGAGAGCACCACACCGCTGACCGAAGGCACTGTTCCCTCGGAAATCGGGTTTTCAACCTCTAACATAACGGCTGACATTGCTCAGTACGGACAATTCACGAAAGTGTCGGACCTTCTGTCTGATGTCGCGATTGATCCTGTACTGGAGAACCTGTCAGAGCGTTTTGGTCGTGCGATGGCGAAGACCGTTGAGGCGTTGATTGTGGCTGAACTTGATTCAGCTGCGTCAATCCAGCGGGTTAATGATCGTGCCAACGACGCGGCTATTATTGCCGGTGATGTTCTGAATCACAAAGAACTCATCGAAGCAATGATCCGTCAAAAGGCGGACTTTATCGGACCGCATGAGAGTGGAAGCCACGTTGCTGTGGTTCATCCTCTTTGTGAGTTCGATCTGAAGTCGGACACCCAAGCAGGGGCTTGGCTTGATCTCAACAAATACAACAACGAAAAACAGCTGCTTAACGGCGAGTTTGGTCGTATGTATGGCATGAGATTCCTTGTCTCTGACAAGTGCACAAGTCAAATTAATGCGGGTTCGGGCAGCACGGTAGACGTGTTTAGCTCTTACGTCATCGGCGAAGAAGCCTTTGGCGTGGTGCAGCTCAATGGTGATGCGATGCGCATGATCATTAAGCGACATGGCTCTGCTGGTGCGAGTGATCCTTTGGATCAGTTCGCGACAGTCGGCTACAAGATTCATGGCTATGCCACGAAATTCTTGGAAGCGGGCTCCAAGCGAGTTATCCGCGTTAAGAGTTCCTCGGCGTTGGGCGTTAACGTCTAATAGCTAAGGTTTGGAGGGGGGCTTAGGCTCCCCTCTACTCACCATGAGAACCCATATAATTACAGCTTCGACAAAGCATATGGATATTGGAAACTTTAAAACTAAGTTAACTAAGCTAAATTCCAGGCTTTTTATCAAATCAGATTCAGCAAAAAAAGATGGACAATTTCGCTTCTCTGGTATATACTATAAAGAGCCGGAACGGGATAAGATTTCGGCTTCTTCAGGAGACCGCAATTATGCCCATGTGTCACAGCAAAAGTACTTAAATGAGCTGGCGGCTGGAAACTTAGATAAATTTATTTGTGGAACCTGTATTGACTTTATTCCAGAATATGATATAATAGACACAGAGCGTAGTAGAATCGTAGCTGCAGGCTGGAGAAGTATTCTTTTACGCCTGGTCTCTTTAAAGCTTACCACGATGGACCGAGCCCGAAAAGTTTTTTCTTGCCCCTCTCTTGGGGAAGCCGATTTTGATCGAGCCTCTTTCTTTGAGAAACTAAATATAATTCGAAAGCTTGCTGGAGAAAAAGATGCCGAATAGTTTAAAAGGGTTTTCCACAGCAGAGATAGTTGCCAGGGTTCAAGCCTATATTGGCAATAATAGTGCAGATTTTACAACCTACCTTCAAGAGACCCTCCCACTTGCAGAGTTGCGCTTCTGTAAGATGCATGATTGGACCTTCCTACGCAAGACTAACCTGTCTTTGTCTATTATTAATGGAACTTCTGAATATGAACTAAGTGTTGCCAACATTGGGCACTATATGGCTGCAGAAGATGTAGAGACTATCTTCCATCCAGCAAGTGGAGTAGTTTTAAAGCGACTAGATTTAAATCAAATCCGGCGCTTAGACCCAGAAGATGATGATGGCTCTTCTTCAGATGATCCCCTCTATTGGGCCCCTGTAGGAGACAGTCGAATTATGCTTTGGCCCCCATCTCTTGCAGCGGGAACACTAAAGATAGACGGCAAGATTACGCCCCCAGTGATTACAGCTGTGTCATCCTCTATCTATCCTACAATTATCCCGCGATACCAAGAAAGCTTTATAGAGTATGTAATGGCTATGGCCTTAGACCATGAGAATGATGATAGAGCTTCAGGAAAGAAAAATGAAGCTATGGCACTCATGCGTGCAGATATTCAAGATGACATGCGGGGACTCTCTCAGGTTGAAAATGCTCGCATTCGCTCTATGTTTGAGGCCTCAATAGATGGGTCTGGAGAATCCTTAGACGCATACTATCGCTGGCTCTTTAGTTCCTTTTAACTCTTATGTCTAGACGAAACTACACACAAGAATTAGAATATGGCGTATCCAAAGGGATAGACTTAACTACACCCCTTAGCCAATTAGCTCCTGGGTTTCTACGAGAAGCCAATAATGCAAATCTGGGTACTACAGGGGGCTATGAGAAACGCAAGGGCTATGTGGCTCAGTTGGGCACTATATGGTCTAATCTACGTATTGATAATGCTATAGAGTTTAAAAATAGCACCCTAGCAAGTCCTGAAAGGATCTTCTTTGGAGTAGGGGCGGACGGGCGGTTAGGCAAGCAGGTTGGCTCAGCTATAGTTGAGACGGGCTTTCCTACGGGCCTACCAATTACCTCAAAGAATCGCGTGGCCTTTGCTCAAATAGAGGACCGGCTTTTTCTTTTTAACGGCGACAGCACTAATATGCCTAGTGTTTACGATGGAGAGGCTAGCAGGAGCCTTGCACTGTCCGTAGTCCCAACTGTGGCCCTTTCAGCGGGTGTACCGGGGGGTTCTGGCTTCAAGCTAAGTGAGGGATCTTACATCTTTACTTACACCTGGGCTATTCGGCACACGCCTACTAACAAGATGATTTTTGAATCCATACCCGCCCCTCTAACCACTGTGAATACTACAGCAGCATGGCAATCTGTGGCTTTGACAATCCCAAATAGTGGGGTTACATACCCGAATAACGTAAGTCTTGCTGTTGTAATTCGGCTTTATAGAACTGTAGTTAATGGAACCGTTCCTTTTTTAGAAGCTGAACTTGTGCCAGTCGGCGGCCCAACTACCCCTTATACCTCAAACAGCGTGTCTGACGAAGAATTAGATATAGACCAATTAGAGCAAAGCAACGAGCGCTTGATAGATTTTGTGGCCGATGGTTATAACCGCGCCCACTTTCCGGCAGTAGCTCGTAATAGACTTTTTGTAGTATCGTCAAAACTTAACGAGATTCGCTTCTCTAAGATTTCTCAGCATGGCCCAATGCCTGAGACCTTTCCGGCCCTTAACTTTGTCTCTACTGAGGGCATACATGGCTCAACAGACCGCGTTACGGGACTTGGTTCTATCAATGGGACTATTGTTGTTTTAAAGCAAAGGTCAGTCGGCATTCTTGAAGAGGTTGGACTTCCTGAAATAACCCGGGCAGAGGACTCTACAACCTATGTCTATAGAGAATTAACGGGAACCGTAGGTGCTATCGGCCACTGGGCTCAGGTTAACGTGCTTAATGAACTCATATTTTTAGGGTCTGATGGCATTTATGCCACAGATGGGGCCCAAATCCGCTCGATTGGAACGCCCATCCAAGCCTTGCTCCGGCAGGTTGCGTACACGCCCGCCCTAATCTCGCGGGTTAGTATGGGGAATGATACCAGAAATCGGCGAATTCTTATTCAAATTTTTGATAGTGCTGCAGCTGTACGACCTAATTTAACTATAGTAGGAGATTATCAGCTATACCCGGATTTTCGTTGGACTCTTTACACTAAAGGGCCGAACGAGACTACGTGGCCTGGAATCCAAGCTAGTTCATTCTTTCAATTTACAGATTCTGTTGAAGGAACACTTGATTTATACTTTGGCAATGCAGGTCTTAACTTAGGCAGCATTGATCAAAGAGGTCAGTACTTTAAGTTAAATACGGGCAATGCCGATGATGACCAGAAGATATACTTTAAACTTATCTCTCGGCCATATCCAATGGAACAGCCCCTTTTAACAAAGCTATATAAGCGGGTCTTTCTTTTGGCAGAAGCTACAGAAGAGGTTAATTTAGAGCTTTGTACTGCGTTTAATTTAGAAAAGAGCGAAAACTTCTGTGCTATTTTTACTATTGCAGGCTCTGGGACAAACTGGGATGACGCCAATTGGGATGACGATTTAGAGACAGACCCCGAGCCACTAATATGGGGAGATACAGAGCAAAGAGAATTAGTACACAACTCCCATCGTAAAGCCAAGTTTATGCAGATCATTATCAAACAGGTTGATAAGGATGCTCCAGTAACGATTTTTGGGTGGGGCACCTCGGCCTCGCTATTTCCAAATACCTAAAGGAGAAACTCATGGGTGTTCCATCAAACACAAAAGAACCAGGCGTAAATGTCTTTTTCAGTGGAGACAAGACTGTTGCTGAAACGCCGGTAGAAATTTTTACAGGTTATGGTAACTTGTATGGCATGTTAATCCAGAATAACGATACTGCGGACGTGTATCTACAGGTCTTTGATAAGAAGACAGATGATGCAATTACTGTTGGGACTACAGTACCTAGAGCAACCTATGTTATTCCAGCTGGGGGAATCTTTGGAAAAGACAAGAATGACTCCCCACTAATGGGCTTGGATAGGGGCTGTAAAGTTGCTGTAACTTCTACACGTACGGGCTCGGGTGCTCCTGGAGAAGCTGCTACGTGTCAGTTTTGGTTTAGAAACGCTTAAATCTAAAGGGGCTATTAATGCCTACAATTAACTTTACAAATACCTTTAATCCTAATACTAGAGCTAAAGCTTCTGAAGTTAATACTAACTTTCAGGATATCAATGATTGGCTGCTAGCAGGAAGTATTGAGCTTGCTTACTTAGCCCCCTTTGATGGAGAGTTAGGTTGGCTTATAGATGGAGCTGCGTCTAAGGCTATTCATATTGATCAACAGACCAATGAAGAGAGTATTCTTCTTGAGCAGAAGGCTTTGCTGGGCTCTACTTTTTCTACCTTTTCAATTGTAGACTTAGTAGCGCAAACCACCGGAAAAGCGAATTTCTCAATTGTAGCAAGTAATCCTGCACATGCAGTACCCCTTATTTCTCTGCAGACTCAGGGATCAGGCCCAATTCTTCGAACTCTTACGGCTGCATCTGTTATAGGTCTTGAACTTACCAACTCAGCTACTGAGATTAAGTATAATGCGGCAGGCGGCCTTGATCAAGTCTTTGCTATTAGTGGTGCAGCCCAACTTCGTATTAAAACTAATACACTTGAGTTGCAAGATTCTACCACAATAAGATTCGGAACCTCTAACGGCCCTATTTTATCAAGAGTAGACTCAACTGCAATTGGGCACTCTGGTAATAAAATAAAATTTCTAAGTGGGCCCGCAATAACCGCAATAGATAGTTCAACACTTCAACTCGGGGCGGAAAGTGGAACTGGAGCAATCCGAGTTGTCGCACCAGCAGGTTATGTTGGAATCGTTCCTAGAGAGGGTGGAGTTGCTTTTGAGGGGCCCGGACTTACCACGGGGCGGTTTTATCCCGACTCTACAGGAAGGGCTGCACTAGTTGCACAAACTGATAAAGCACTAGCTGTACGAGATATTACTAATAATGTAGAGCGCCCTATCGTAGTATCCGAGCCTGAAAGTGGGCTTGGTTTAAGGATTGTTCGGGGAAATATAAACGCTGACGGGTCTGTTGGTGTTGCAACCCCAGCTGGATTTATTCAAACAGGAATAAAAACTGCTATAGGAAAGTATCAGATTTTTTTTAATCCGCCTTTTACTGGTGGAGTAACGAGTACTGGTATTCCTACAGTAACAGCAACCCTGTCAGCACGGGGCTTTATACATATAGACGGAGTAACTTCAGAACAAGTGGTATTCCATGTCTTCCATGTCGACGGGTATTTCATAGACAGAACATTTAGCTTTATAGCAATCGGCAGGTGGTAATGATACGACTCTTTCAATTAACCCCGGAAGTTTACCCCGCAGTAATACAGTGGGCAGAGACTCCTGAGCTTAGTGAGTACTTTCGTAGAGCTGCTCCAGTGATGGACTGGGCTACAAATATTCCACAAGCTATGGGGCTATGTTATATCATATATGAAGATACAAAGCCTGTAGGGTTAATTCAACTGCTGAGTAATGATAATCGAGCCCGAAGTATTGAAGTAGCAATGCTGATAGATAAGGCCTCTTGTACTGACAGGCGGGTGGTTTCTAAAGAAGCCTATAAGCAGATAGCTCAATATGTATTCTATTATCTGGACTATAACAAAATTTATATGAAGATTTTAAGTCACCGGGACAAGTTAACTCGGAGGCTAGAGGCAGCTGGCTGGCAAGTAGAGGGTCATTTACGACACTCTTGCTTTTATAAAGGTCAACTGGTAGATGAGACAATTTTAGGTCTTTTTCGGGCAGACTATGAGCAAGCCCGCGAATATCAATAATAGGAGTCCCTATGTTCATTGAACTTCTTTCCTTTGTCTGGTCAATTCTAACGTACTCGCACATTCCCAATGCAATACTTGCTGTTGAACCTATATCAACCACGGCCTACTTGGGGGCCGCCGCGATCGGGGCCCTTCCGGGCTTGATAAATCAATTGGCTCCTCGTCAACCCCAGCAGTTTTTTAGCCCAGAGTCTCGGCAGTCTTTACAAATGTCCGCACCCATAGCACAACAATTACAAGCGGGGACTACTGGGTTCGGTGGACAGACACAAAATTTCCAAAATCTGCTAAGTACGTTACAAGCGGGAGCTGCTAGTCAAGCACTACCGGGACAGCGGGGTTTTGACCCCATCTCTCAGGGACTTCTCGGACGGGGCGAGGAGGCGCGTCGAGCTTCTTTACTTCGTGGGTCTCAAGCAATTCAACGCCAACTTGGCATGACAAACCCCGGATTGGCTGCGGCCATGCAGCGAGTTGGGGGCATGACTTCAGACC